CAACGGGGAGCCGATTGAAAACATTGGCATCACGCCGCGAGAGGGCGTTGATATGCGGACCCTGTTCACGGCCAAGCCATACCCGCCGTATGATGAAAAGCTGTACAGCACCCTGTCCGTGCAGCATGACATGGAAAAATCCTCTGGCGTGCAGGATGCGCTGCAGGGATCGGTGCAGGTTGAAAAGACCGCCACCGAGGCACGGATTCAGGAAGCCGGGCGTGGCGCGCGCACCGACACGCGCTTGGATATGCTGGACGATATTCTGACCGAGTTGGGGCAGTACACCGCCGAGGTCGCGCTGCAGAAGATGGACGAATCGGATGCGTTCAAACTCGCTGGCCCGGATGCGGTATGGCCGCAGTTGACATCAGAGGAAGCCTTGAACCTGTTTGAAATCGAGGTCAAGGCCGGCAGCAGCGGCAAGCCAAAGGCTCAGTCCGACCGCGAGATATGGGTAACATCGCTGCCGTTGCTGGAGAAACTGATTGACCGTATCGGCCAGGCCCGGGTGATGAATCAGGAATGGGCCGCGAAGCCGTGGATTGCCATTTTGATCGAGCACCTGAAGCGGTTTGACGATCCGGCTGATTACGAATCGTTCCTGCCGGTGCCCGAACAGGCGCAGCAGCAGTCGGACGAACCCGACGAGAAGGAAAAAGCCGAGGTCGAACTGGACAAGTCACGGGCCTTGAGCGAGCGTGCCGATGCGATTGCCAAGGTGCCCGGCCTGTTTGATGAGCAGCAGGCCATGGCATTGTTGTTGTTTGGCGGTCAGCCGCAGGAGCAAGCCGAACCTGAGCCGGATGGGGAGCAGCCGCCGCCGCCGCCCGATCCGACCTTGCAATAGACTGGAGAAGTGTAATGTCACTGAACGAAAAGGAAATCGAGGAACAGCTAAAGGCCGTGGACGAGGCGCTGTCCGATGCGGACAAGCCGCCGCACAGGCCAGTGGTCGAGGATGATGACCCGCCCGACCCAGAGGTCAAGGCCGAGGGAGAGGAATCCGTAACCGATGATCCCGATGCGGTTGATCCCGATGCCGAACCGGACCCGGATAAGCCAGCCACCGACGCAGACGATCCCGATGCAGCCGCCAAGCCTGCCGGTGACGAAGCTGACCCGGACAAGCCAGCAGAGCCGGACCCCGAGAAGCCCGCTGCACCGGATGACACCAAGCGTCCCTCAGACGAATTCGGCGAACTGCCAGAGGAAACCAAGGAAAAAACCCGCAAGCGGTTCGATACCATGCGGGAGCGGTTCGACGAGGTTTCCAACGAACTGACCGAGATCAAGCAGAATTACGAGCATGTGGCTGGGCAGCAAACCGAATGGCAGGGCGTGCTGGAGGAATCCACCGCGCAGCCGGAACAGCTTGCAGCGGCCCTGAATTTCATTCGCGCCTTCAACGAGGGCACTCCGCAGTCGCTGGAGCAGGCGTATGAAATCATGAGCGTGCAGATGAAGGAAATCGCCACCCTGCTGGGCAAGGAAATTCCAGGTGTTGATCCGCTGGAAGGGTTTGACGATCTGCAAAAGCGAATCGAGGACGGTTTTCTGGAACGCGAGGATGCCGTGCAGATCGCCAACGCCCGGCGCCAGCAGGAGGCGCTGAAAGCCAACAGCACCCAGAGCCACCAGACACGGCAGCAAACGGCTGTACGAAATCGCGTGCTGAACGACATTTCAGGTTTCGGGCAGGAAATTCAGGCCAAGCACCCCGAGAAGTTCAAGCGGTACATCGGTACTCTCGAAGCGGTAATTGCCAGCACGGTTCGCAGCAACGCGCCGCCAGATCAGTGGTTGCCGAGCATTCAGCAGGTGTGGGATGCGCTGCCAAACGTGGTTGCAGCAGTACCACCGCCAAAGAAAGACGCGCCGAATCCGCTCACCGGTGGCCCCGGCGCACCGAGTAGCAAGCTGAAAAAGGAACCGCAGAACATGCTCGAAGCGGTGGACGATGCGCTGCGTGAGATGGGTGCTGCTTGACAGTTGCTGATTGTTGCGCCACCATGTAGCTGCAATCGCTTATTGCAGTAATTCGGGGGTCGCGTCCCGTAGCACAGTTCACCGAGAAGTCGTGCCTCTCAAAGCGATGATGAGTTCTCATGCATCATTTGACTTGGAGGCACAACAATGGCTTTTTCAGCAGAACAGGTTGCATATGCCGGTCAGGCATCAATCGATCTCTACGAGAAAAAGAAGCCGGTCGATCTCATCAATACCGAGCGACCCCTTCTGAAAGCACTGCAACGCACCAAACGCACGTTCCCCGGCGCCAAGCAGTACATCCACGAGCAGCTTCGCACATCCAACGACTCGAACTTTCAATGGTTCGGTCCCGATGGGGTTGTGACCTACAACCGCAAGAGGACGCTGGATGGCGCGGACTTCCCTTGGGGATCGGCCCATGACGGCTTCGGTCTGACCGAGGAAGAACTGCTGCAGAACGGCATTTCCATGACCGACACTCGTTCGGCCAAACCCACCGCATCGGAAAAGGTCGCGTTCGTCAATCTGATGAACGAGAACCTGGAAACCCTCGATCTGGGCTTCATGGAGAAGTTCGACTATGAACTTCACCTTGACGGCACTCAGGACGCGGAATCCGTTGCCGGGCTAGACCTGCTGATCGCAACCGATCCGACATCCGGCACCGTGGGCGGCATTGACCGCTCGGTATCGGCCAACACCTTCTGGCGCAACCAGGTGGCGCTGGACATCCCGGTAACATCAGGCGTGCTGGTGGAAACAATGGAACAGGTGTGGAGGGCTTGCGGTCGCGTTGGCGGCAATAACCCGGACCTTATTCTGGCCGGCAGCAAGTTTGTCGATGCCTACCGGGTTGACGCCAAGACTGAAATCGGTCGGCAAATCCAGATTGCCCCGACCTCGAAGGACGGCGTGAATCTGGACCCGAGCATCACCGGCCTGTATTTCAAGGGCGTTCCGATCTCTTGGGACCCGGTGATGGATGATCTCGAAGCCGCACTGAGCCCGACCGAGGAATGGGACAAGCGGTGCTATTTCATCAACACCCGGTTCCTGAAGCTGCGTCCCGCCGAAGGGCAGGACATGATCCCGCGTTCACCGCCCCGTGTGTACAACAGGTACACGCACTATTGGGCGAAAACGTGGCGCGGTGGCTTGACCATCACCAACCCTGGCGCGATGGCTGTTTTGCACATCGACTGAGCAACGACACCACCAACTGAACTGAGAGGAATTATCATGGCAATTCAAATCTTGGCAGACAACGTAGCGGGGACGGTCGCGGATCAAACTGCGGTCGAGAGCAACAAAACCCCGTTTTTGCCCGGTCGTGTCGTCGAGGCATATATCATAACCGGCGGCATTACCGGCACCGTTCCATCAATCTTGATCGAGAGTTCACCGGACAATACAACGTGGACGACCGTTCTTGAGTGTGACCAGATCACAGGTGGCAAGGTCGGCAATGTCACATGCGCGAAGTACATGCGCGCCGGTGTTGATACCGCTGGCGGTACTCTCCCTGGGCGATATTCTGCGTGGCTACGTTCCGGCGATTGATGTAGGATTAGGTGGCGGGGCCATGGCTCCGCCACCCTACATCTTCATCTGGAGATTCACATGGAAATTTTTGCACAGAAAATCATCATCCACCGCGATACCGTTACCAAGATCAGCAAGACCATCTGGCCTTGGGAACAGGTAATTTTCGAGGAAATGTTCCGCGTGGTGGAGGTCGTTGGGGCTGTCACGAAGGAGATTGAACGGCTGCCGGCAGCGGAAGTGGAGTTTGACCGGCTGGTGCGTGCCTACCCGCCCAAGGGCGAGGATCAGTCCATGTCGCCGGTGGAGTTGGCATACGGGCGCGGCAAGGTCGGAATCGCGGCACTGGCAAAGGCGATCAAGGCATCTACCAAGAAGCCCAAGTCGGAGGATATGGCTGAAACCGATGACGATGACGACATGGAGCCAGCGCCGCAACCGCGCAAGAAGGCATCCAAAAAGAAAAAGCCTGCCAAGAAAAAGGCGCCGGTAGAGGCGGCACCGGAAACGAAACCGGCGGAGCCCATCACGGACCCGTTGGGGTAATACCGCGTAGCCGGTTCACAGCGGGCCGGCCCGCTTCATTGGAGGCGAAATGGCCGGCGGCACTAATGGACCACCTGTACTAGACGGAACGGCGTACAGCTTCCCAAACAAGACGCTGTTGCAACTGCGTACCGCGATTATCCAGAGGCTTGGATATTCGGCGCAATCAGCGGTCCCGCCGCCGGGAATGGCCGATCTGGTTGATTCATTCCTGCAGAGCGCGCAGACGTTCATGTACGAGCGGTATTCCTCGCTGCGGATCAAACGCTGGTGGCCGATAGCCCTGCAGCAGGGCGAGAGGCACTACGATGTGCCTTCGATCAGCACCGGCTCGCTCACTGATCTGGCCTTTGACGACAACGACCCGAATCCCGATACGATCACCCGCACAGCCGGAGATTTTCTGGCCGATGGCTTTCAGGTCGGGCAGACCGTAACGGTCAGCGGATCGTCCAACAACGATGCCGTGCAGGCGGTCATTGAGTCAATTACCGACAAGGTGATGACCTTTGAAGCCGAATATGAGTTGACCGATGAGGCAGCCGGGACCGCAACGGTGATTACCACGGTCGGGCATACCTCGCTGCAATACACGAAGATCGAGCAAGCCTGGATTCAGGACGACACCCGCTGGTTTCCGTTGCGCTACGGAATTCCGCCCTATAGGTTCAATGAAACTGGAGAAACCTGCCCGGATTCGTATGTGTTCCGGCAGAATTTCGAGTTCTGGCCGCCGCCGGACAAGGCGTACACCGCATGGTTTTACGGGCACATCGGCCTGAAACCGTTTGCCGCTGAGGCCGACACGGCAACGATCAACCCGGAACTGATTTTGCTGTTCGCGCTGGCGAATGCCAAGGCGCACTACCGGCAGCCGGATTCCGGAAGCATATTCCGGCAGGCCGAGGTATATCTGGGCAGGCTGATTTCCAATTCGCATGGCGATCAGAGGTACGTTCCGCGAGGGGCGTCAGAACGAGGGGGGTCAGCGCGCGATTCAATACCTGAGCCTGTTGCGACCTTCAGGCCATGACCAGAACCGTAAGTCTGTCAACCGCGAGTCAGGGAATGACCCGGCTGCGCCGCAAGGGCGAGGCCAAGCGCGATACCCTGTACGATCTTCTCAACGGCTACGTGACCCAATCGGGCACCATCGTTCCGCGCCCCGGAACGGTGCTGGATACAGCGCTGCCAGCCGGAACCAAGGGTATCGTGGCCCACAAGAGCAAGCTGTACGTGTTCGGCGATGGCGATGTGACCATGACCGATACCCGCTATCGGTATATTCGCCTGCGTCACCCAGATGATCCGACTGCCACCTTGGAGCAGATTCACTTCGCTCAGTCGTTCATGGGCAACATCTACGTTGTGGCCTCGTATTCGGACACCAGTTCGTGGCATTTCTGGGTCGAGGAACTGGACGAGTGGGAAGCCGACACCACTTACAAGGAGGGTGATCGGGTATATCCGACCACGCCAAACGGGTTCATGTACAAGGCGACCCGCAAGGATTCTGCGGGCGTCAAATGGGCTGCCGGAGTTGAGCGTTCGGTGAACGATGTGGTTGAACCGACAGTGGCCAACGGGTTCGAGTACACGGTGGTTTCTGTCAGTGGCTCGCGTCCGGCATCGGGTTCAACAGAACCGACATGGCCGACCGAGGTTGGCGCTCAGGTGGTCGAGCAGACCTATGGTGCGGGCGTTACCGAACCGGCGCCGGAGCCGGGTGAGTCCACCGATGACGGCTATGACAGCGGTGACATTGAAGATCGCTACCGGAACCCGGCTGGCGAATTCCCGTTCGAGATAGAGCAATGAGCATCATTGCGGCATGGCAACCGAGCACGATCTACCTGAAGGGATCGCTGGTCAAGCCGACTTCGTTTGCTTCGCCGGTATTGGGAGTCATCGGCAATCCGGGGTTCGAGAGCGGCGATAGTGGATGGACCAAGGATACCGGATTCACCATCGACAATACGGCTGCCTTCGAGGGTTCATGGAGCGCCGAGTATCTCAACGCATCAGCCGATGGCGAACTGACCAACAACACGTTTTCGGCGGTGGTCCCCGGCCAGAAGGTCACGGCCAAGTGCCGGTATTTCTATGATCTGGTGGCGCCGATCGAAGGGCGGGTGAAAATCAACTGGTACACATCGGGCGATGTGTTTATCAGCGCCTCTGTTGGTGCACGGGAAATTAAGCTGCCCGGCCAGTGGCAGGATTTGTACGTTACCGGCACCGCGCCGGCCACGGCTGCCAAGGCCAAGGTGGTCGCGTTTGGTGGCAGGAACTCGGTTGGCACGCGGTTCGATGATTTTTCGTGGAATCTGGTTTCATCGGGCACGCCGGTTGCCTCGGGGCTGGTGTTCAAGGCGACGCAGACCGATCCGGGCTTGAGTGATTCGGATGAACCCACATGGCCTACCGTGGCTGGCAACACGGTGGTTGACAACGAGGTTACGTGGGAGGCGGTTGAAGCCTCGACGGTCACATGGGAGGCGAGTTCGATTCTCACATCCGGGGCCACGGAACCGACCTGGCCGACGACCAAAAAGGCGCTGGTGGTGGACAACGACATCGTGTGGGAAACGGTGCCGCTGCACATCGAGGACGAGAATTGCCCGCACACCAAGGAAGTCGCCATTGCCGCGTCCAAGGTGTTTGCCGGTGACGATGACATAACCCGGTTTAGCGCGACACTGAATGCCCGTGACTGGTCCAGTCGCGCCGATGCCGGTTTCCTGCCGACTGGATTGCATCAGGCGGGCGAGGTTGGCGTTTCGGCGCTCGGTGTATATCGGAGCAATTTGTGCGTGTGGAGTCCGAGCACGTTCCAGATGTGGCAGGTTGACCCGGACCCGGCTTCGATGGCGCTGCTGGATGTGATGGAGGGCATAGGCTCGCTGCACCAGAGAGCGGTGATGCCGGTTGCCAACGACCTGTTTTTCCTTGCCGCGCTCGGGGTTCGCACGGTTGCCATAGCTGCCGGTGCCTCGAATCTGGCGGCGCACGATGCGGGAATTCCGATTGATGTGCTGATTCAGGCTGAACTGGATGGCACGGTTGATCCGGTGGCGATGTACTACCCGGCAGCAGGCCAGTACTGGATTGCGTTCCCGCCAGCGGTTGCGACGGTGCCGGGCCACGTTGACCAGCAGCCCGTGGCCACGTTCGATCCAGTGGGTGTATGCGCGACCATCGACGACCTGACCCAAGGCGATCAGATTCTATCGCCGCATCCGTTGCAGATCGTCACCGCGACAAGTCATGTGGCAGACGAGGGCGCTCCCGACAGCGAGGGATGGTCGCTGGACCCGTCCAAAACCGTCTCCGCGACATTCGCGTTTGCACGGTCGGCTGTTGCGGGATCGTCGCGGTACATCATTGACGTTCGCGGGTCATCGTTTGGCAGCAAGTTCGGCGTATCGCTTAACACCAGTGGATTTATTGATGTGCTGGGACACAATGCCGCCGGGACCAAGATTCTGGATTGCCAGATTATGAACAATGGCGTGAGTTTTGCAGACTCAGGCGTGCACTTGATTTCATTCGTGGCGAATCTGGATGATCCGACCAAGCGGGAAGTGTTTGTCAGCACCGGAGTTGGTGGCCGCGACGGGCTGAATGTTACCGACAATCCCGCATATGTTACGTGGAACACCTATACCGATGACCTGCTTGCCTTGGGTGACGGAGCGGACGGTATAGGCTTCCGGTTTGGCGTGGCGGTGCTGGGTCCGGGTGTTTCAACGCTATGGGGCGACGATGACGATGTTGATTCCCTTGGCTATATCTGCCTTGACAACCGCTGTACGCTGGTCGGTCAGGGACTGTGGGACGCCAACGGCTACGTGATGGACCCACAAGGCGACTTCACCGGCTGGTTTACCTCTCAACCACGAATAGCGTTCGGCCCGTCGCTGTACAGGCAATGCGGTGAATTCACCGGCTTTGAGGCCGAATTTGACCAGGTGAACGGGTCATATTTCCCCGGCGGTCAAATGCTGGATCAGGAACTGTCCACACGGATTAACGGCGACACCGCAGGGGCCACTGATCCGCTGATTACGACCGATGATCCACCGCCAGCGACACCGCCGCCAACAACGTTGATTAGCTTGCCAAGCCCGCACTGGAACTATCTGTCTGGTGGCATGAGTTACAACTACGTGAACCGGGCGAATTACACGCAGAAAACCTATGCCCAATTGACCGGACAGGCGATTGATGCCAACAATTTCACCGAGCAGCTTTACAATATCGGCAGCGGTGTGGCGGCGAGTTTTTCAACAACTGACCCGGATAATAACGTCACGATTGTTTATGTGCCAAGCTGGTTCAACAAGGCCGCAATTGTGCTCACCGACAACGATGGAGTGATTGTGGACTGGTGCAGCGTATTCAATACTGCCGTGGTGAATAATGGGGCCATTCAGATACCGTCCGATGGCGCGACCTACTGGCTGGTCATGACCTCTGATGCTGGCAGAATTAACGTAAGGAGGTGGGATACATCATGAGCTGGAATTTATGAGTTGGAATCATCCCAATTGGCAGGATCGTGATAAAGGCCCCGGTTTTACGCGAGGCAAGGAGAGCATTTGC